ACTTCCCTACACTTTCTTTATTAAAATAAAATATGTTATTAACTTCTGTCTTATCAAAAATTAATATATCTGTATCTGTTGTGCTTAAATTATATTTAGGTAAAGGCATACCTAATACTTTTACAACATAATTAATAGCTTGTTTAAAACTATCTGTTGAATTGTCTTTTGGTAAAGTCAAAGTTTTAAAATCTAAACCTAATTTTAAATGATCATTAGGTATTAATTTGACTCTTGTACCTTTTGTGTTTGTTGGTGGTAAATATTTAATTGTTATTGCATAACAACTACTTACCCTTATATCTTCTTTCATTGATTAACCTTTCTGTTTATTAACTTACCTACATTGTAACCACTATGTTACATAATGCAAGTTATATACCTACATTTTCTATGTGCCTACAATATCGCTACATAGTCGTTATGTGCCTAGACTTTAGTTATATTGATCCATAGAAAAAACCCTAGTTAAAAGGGTATAACTAGGGTTTAATCTGGTGTTGGTTACTTTTAATTAACTTTTAAATAATTTTCTATAAATTCTTCATCTAATATTAAAGTTATTTCATCACAATGTTTACACCTTTTAATTGTATCTATGTCCTTTTTATATATAACTATGTGTGTATTTCTTTTGTTACAAAAAACACAATCAAGCTGTAACAATTCGCCTACATTTTTTATTATCATTATTTACCCCCTTTAATATAAAAGTTAATTACTTTTAATTAACTTTTATTTGAATATCAATATTATATAAACCTAAATTTTCATAATATTTTTTTATTCTTTTTTCTGCATCTAGTTTATTCTCTGCGTTTATAAAAATATTTTCTTTAATTTCTGCGTGATATTTTTTCATTATTTACCCTTTCTAATGTCTAATAATTTCAAAGTTACTTTTAAAATCGTTTTTTGTATCACTGCACCAACGTAATATATAATCTATTGGTGCGTAAGTGCTATCCTCTAACTCAATAAAATCTTTACCCTTAAACATCTTTTTTGCTAATTCTGTTTTTGCTTTTAACTTCATTACTTACCCTCTTTCATATAAAAGTATTTATTCAATTTATTTATTAACTTATCTACTAACCAATACGATAATAAACCTACACCGTAGCAACTAAGCACCAATATAATATATTCTGTTGGATTGAGTGTTATTGTATCAGTCATTTAACAACCCCTGGGCTTCCCATATCTTAGCTCTACACTTATCACAAATATTATGGTTACTTAAAAAGTACTCATAATTATTTAATTCTTTTTTGCATTTTTTACAATTCATTAATTAACCTCACTTTCGTTATTTGAGTATCCAATAATTTCACGATTATAGTCATAATTTATATTACTTATCCAGGCAGAAAGTCTATCAATTTTATAACATAATCGCCTTATTAATAAATTTATATACATATTTTTAACTCTGTATATTGGTTGCATTTGTTAACCTCCCTTTAGTGTCTAACCTTTAAACACTATAAGCACCCTACAACAAAGGTAATAGGGTGCCTAACTGTCTATTCTTCTTCTTCTGTTAGCTCATCAATAATATTATAAATTGTTTCATAGCCGTTATTTTTAAATAAAGCTAAGCACTCGGCTAACATTGTATATTCTAAATATCCTAGACATTCGCTAGGATTTTTAACGACCGTTCCACCATAATATTCTTCGCTATATCCTATTAAGTCAAGGTATACACAAAATGGATTATTACCACTATCAAAATTACCTGACCATTCAAATAATCTTTTTATTGTTTCTTTTGGTGTTGTTGTTTCTTTTATATCCATTACTGCCCCATCTTTACTTCATCTAATAAGATAGATAAATTAATTTTAATATCATTTTTTAATTGATGTATATGCACATAATCAGTTGAGTTAATTCTTTTAATTAACAATGATATTGTTTTTTTTATTTCTTTTTCTTTCATATCTCCCTTTATGTTTGTAACATTCATTATACATATTATAGAATCTATACCAAGTATTTAATTTTATTTCTTTTATTAGTTAAGGATAACCTGGAGATAATCTTATCTAACTTATGTCATTCAAAACCAACCCACCCATATTATTCTAAAAAATATATCCTATATTCTACCGATCGCTTTATTTCCAGGGTATTTTGAATTAAACCTTATAAACATTGAGTAGCCTATAATATATATTATGTTGCATTGATTGTAATATCTCTAATTAAGTGCATAGTTAAAGCTGACTGGGTGCCCTAGCGTAGCGTAACACACCAGTAAATCCTTGGAAACTTTTACTAAGAAATATGCACTGTCTTGGTAGATAAACTACAGTTAGTAAGACTGCTTATACAGTAATAAGTATTATCCCTGATCTGTTTGAGTGGTTGTTTACACTCTGTGCATTTCATACTGTTTATTCTACTTGTATATCTTTTATTGTGGTTCTAACCCTGTGTCACTCCCTCCCAAAAACCAGAATGAACTCAATTAAGTAACATTTAAATATGTGAAGTAATAGGCTTTTACCCTAGTTACTATGGTCTAGCTAATCCACTTTCCCTTTAGTGTTGATCCAACATATCTTTCCTAAGAGCTAGAGAAATGTTTTGTTTGTTGTTGTCATAATATCACAGGATAACTAATATGCAAGTACCTGGAAACACCAGGTGCTGCGTATGAGGATACGCTTCAATTTATGAAAGAAAGAGAGCTTAACATCTAACAATGGTGGGATGGAAAGGTTTGTGGATTTCATATTTTTCATTACAGTAAATGGACAGACTGTACGGCAAGAGAACCTAGAGCAATCTAGGTTTTTTTGTTTGTTGACTTAGTTTTTGATTTAGTATATAATAAAGTATCAAAACACTTCCCTGTTTGTGATTAACCAAAAAACCCCTAGTTCTTCTAGGGTATGGTACGATAAACCTATGAAGGATATACCTGTAGCAGACTGTGATAAATGTTTATCTCCTTACTGGGATGAAACAAGATCAGGCTTATGTCCAGCTTGTGAATAAAAAAATTTTTTTTACCCCAATGGATCTTGTAAATCACCAGGAGCTTGTCTGCCTTTTATTCTTGGATATGATCTGGGTTTATGATTATTACAGTGCCGAAACTTATTGTATTTAGAAATAACTGTGTTACATCCTTTGTGAACGCAGACTCTTCCACTACTATATGAAGTAGAGGGTTTGCTATTAGGATATTTATTTCCTTTTATGTAATCACTCATACAACATATAGTATAGAAGGAGATAGTATGCCTGGTAAAGGATATAAGCCAAAAAAGGCTATGAAAAAAAATAAGAAGAGAAAAACTAAATATTAATGAAAATAAAAGGTGTAGATGTATCTAAGTTGACAAAGAGTCAACAAGGTACAATGAAAAAACATTCTAAACATCATAGTAAAAAACACATAGCGTATATGCACAACTCTATGCGTAGAGGTGCAACTTTTACACAAGCTCACAAAAGAGCTATGAAAGCTGTTGGCGAGTAATGGCTGAATGGAGAGGAATGAAAGTGAAGTTAAATTCACCTAGTCCTATTAGTAAAGGTGAGCCTGGCTATGGTCGTAAGAAGTCTAAAGTCTTTGTAATGAAAAATGGGAAAGTCAAGAAAATAATGTTTGGCGACCCTAATATGAAGATTAGGAAAAACAATCCTAAAGCTCGTGCTTCGTTTCGTGCTAGACACAAATGCAGCACAGCTAAGGATAAAACGACTGCACGATATTGGTCGTGCAGAGCATGGTAAGGAGAAAGAATGGCTAAAGTAAGTTGGATGTATGGTGGCAAAAGATATAGTGGCACCTTGATCCCTAGTAGAGAAACAAAGACACATAGGTTTGCTAGAACAGAAAATGGAAAGATAAAAAAACTTCCTAAAAATAAAAAATAAACAATGGCTGAACGCAAACAATGTAGCAATACAGGCTGTGAAAAAAAATTTACTATAAAAAATGGTAATAGTCGTTATTGCTCAACTCAATGTTCTAATAGAGCTAAATACAAACGAGCTAAAGAGCGTGAGCGTATGGAAGCTATAGATAAGTTAGACATAAACGAAACCACATTAAATCGTGGCGAACACTATAAAGAATATGTTTCAAAATATGCAAAGCTTGTAGAAAGCAAAACAATAACACAGTCTGATGTAGCACGAATTATTGGTGTAGCTAAAGATATTGTTAATAAAATGCACAATGCCTATCGCATAGATAAAACAACAGCAACACAAAGAGAAGATTGGGAAACACCTAAAGAGGCTATTGAGTCATTACAGAAGTTTGAAGATTTTAGAGATAGGTATTTCCAAACAGAAACTGGAGAACAATACGAAACTGCTGACTTCCACCAAAGATGGATTCAATCTATTTTAGATGCTATTGATGAAGGTGGAGAACAAATGATTCTTAGTCCACCACGACACGGCAAGACTGACCTACTTACACACTTTGCTATATGGCAGATATGTAGAAATCCTAATGTAAGGATTATGTGGGTTGGTGGTAACGAAGAGATAGCGAAGAACGCAGTAGGTGCAGTAGTTGACCACTTAGAACATAACGAAAAACTTATTGAGGATTTCTGTGGACCAGGACAAACATTTAAACCTAAGAATAGATCTGGTAAATCTTGGACATCAGGACAGTTTACAACAGCTACAAGAACAGTAACTGGAATTAAATCACCAACAATGGTTGCAGTTGGTAAAGGTGGAAAGATACTTTCTCGTGACTGTGACTTGATTATTGCTGATGACATTGAGGATCACGGAACTACAGTACAGCCAAGTGCTAGGGAACAAACTAGACAATGGTGGACAACAACACTCTCTAGTCGTAAAGAAGAACATACTGCTATTGTAGTCATTGGTTCACGACAGCACCCAGAAGATTTATATAACTTTCTTTTAGAAAACCCAGAGATGACCACAATCGTAGAAGAGGCACATAGTACAGAGTGCGTACTTCCAGAGAACGATATAGAGTTACATCAAGATTGTATGTTATGGGCAGGAAAGCGTAGTTACAAATGGTTATTGTCAAGATTACACGCTGCTGAAACCACAGGTGGTAAAGCTATCTTTGAAATGGTGTATCTTAACAAAGCATTTGTTGATGGTATTACAATGTTTGATGTAGAAGAGATTGATGTATGCAGAGATGTAAACAGAGTTATTGGGCAGGTACCAGCTGGAACGCATTTGATAGCAGGACTTGACCCAGCTTCTACAGGTTATCAAGCCTGTTTCTTGTGGGCAGTAAACTCTGACACAGGAAAAATGTATATGATAGATATAGAAAATCAAGAAGGTGGTGGTGTTATACAGGCTAAACAAACCATAAAGAAATGGCACGAAATGTATAGTTTATCCCATTGGGTTATTGAAGAGAATGGTTTTCAACGAGCTATACGACAAGATAAAGATTTAAAAGATTACTGTTCAAGAACAGGTATATACCTTGAAGGACATCAGACACAGAAAAACAAATTTGATCCTATCTTTGGTGTAGGAAGTATGAGAGAATTATTTAAAGAGGAACTAATAAGTTTGCCTTATGGTAGTGCAGAAAGTGAAACAAAGAGTAATATATATCGTAGGCAACTAA